GCCATTTCGGCAGCTATTTCTCTGACTGATTTATCAATTATTGTTCTAGGATCTCTAGCAGTAGTTGCCCAAGGAACTCTACCTCTACCTCCTGTTTCGAAAACTTCATAAGGGTTCTTTTGGTAGCTATAATCAATTACTGGAACACCCTCAGGCCCGGCTACAGCAGAAGTAACCCTTGCACTTCCTGCAAAAGTTCCTGTTTGGCTTACTAGTCCAGGAAGGCCCATATTTCCTAAAATCGTATCTCCTAATTTAATATTTATTAAAGAGGGTAAGGAAGGTAGTATAGAGGCGTACCCCTGTCTAGTAACATCTCCCCCTTGCATTGATTTCTTTCCTGTTTTGACTTTAATATTTGTTGCAAAAGGCTCTTTTTTATGATCTGCTCTACCAGTTTTTATACTTCTCGATACACTAGCTGTTCTTTTTGGAAGGCTTTTTGCTTGTTTAACTTTAATATTTTTATTTTTATGAAGATTTCTTCTAAGAATATTATTAAGTAACAAACTCTCTAAAGCATCTAAAAAACTAATAGAGCCTTCGTGCTCTACAAATTTTGCACCCTCGCCCTTATAAAAACTCTCTATTTCTTCTATTTTTGCCCGTAAAAAGTTTTTAGTTAGGGTTCCAATTTCTCTTTCAGAATCTTTACTCATGTATCCTCTATTTGCTTTTAAAACAGAGTTTACAAAACCACCTTCTAAATTAGTTTCAACATCCCAATGGTCTAGAAGTTCTCCTTTATTTATATTAACTCTTCGTACGGCACCTAAATCTAAGTTAAAACTGTGCTCGGAAAATACTTTAGTAAAAGTTCCTTCTGCATTTGATGCTATACCTTCCGCTTTTAATCTTTGATCTACCTCTTGTAGTTTGCTTCCTAATTGAGCTGCTTTTTCCTCTGCAAATGCAGTATCATGTCCAACAGCAGTTAGTTTTCCAAATCCTCCTCCCGTTGGGGCCATATACTGCTCGGATTTTGAAAACATTCGCTCGTACTCTTTATTGCCATCAATTACTGCTTTACCCCAAGCTCCTTTCCATTTTACTAATCTTTGATATGCTGCTCCTTCTCTTGTTGGTTTTCCACTTCTAACACCTAGTTTACTTTCTACTGTAAAAGTAATATGCTCACCATCTTTAGATATTACATCAGTACCCTGTTTATTAGGAATTTCAGCTTTATACTTTTTTAATAACTCTTTTGCAAATTTAGTTAAAAGTGCGTCTTTCCCACTAAAAGGCTTTACTAATACCTCTTCCTCGAGATCGCCTCCTTTAATTCTTTCTTTGTATTTCTTATATACATTAGTTCTGCTTCCTTTAATCCTCTTTTTCTCATCAGGATAGTGTTCAGCAAAACCTCTATCTTCTGCATGTTCTAACAATTGATCCACTGTATCTTTAACGTTAAAAGTAAATCTATGCCTCTCCTTAGAGAGTTCTTGGAAAAATAGATTACTTTTTCTACTCGGAGAAAATAAGAACTTTTCTAACTTTTCTAACTCAGTTTGTATCTTCGATAGAGCCATTTTCTCTCCTAAAGAATGGGGCGAGCGAACTCGCCCCGTATCTTATTATACGCCGTAGAATTTAACTTCCATATCATCCGGTGTATTACTTTCCAAGTCACTTTGTAGTGCTGAGAAGTTAGTTTCAAGTGAAATAACATCCTCGACAGAGTGAGAAGGAATCTCAATATGAGCATGGGGGAACCTAATGTACGTTCTCGGTTGAGCCGCACTAGTTCCACCAACCTGGAACGTGACGTCAAAGTCATGTGTAACCACAGCAAGACCAGCAGTTGAAGCTAAATCATTAAAGAATGCTTTACTACCAGCCGTACCAGCAGCCAGATAACAAGTCCAAGATCCAGTTACGTTTCTTGGGCCCGTTACGTGCTCAATTGGTTTATTAATAACACCTAATTCTTCTGGAACTAGGAAAGTGATTCCATTATCAATGGAAAAACTCCCTCCTGTTAGCGTTATACTGTACTCCGTTGGATCACCACTAGTTTGGAACGTAGCAATATCCGAAGCGCCACCATCTACAGCCGCGACGGTCATAGCGGTTAGTCGATTTCGAATAAAGTTTCCAGTATCTGCTGAAGTACCTCCCTCAGTAATCGTGAGGTTAGTAGCTGCACCACTAGTAGTAAATTCACCTACTGCTGAGCCATAGCTAGAAGCAAAGGTGACTGGGAATGTAGCGGAGGTTTCAGCAACAGCATCTGCCTGACCACTCCATTCTACAGTAGCAATACCATCTACATCAAAAGAAATACTGGCTGAATTGACAACACACTTAGTAAGTGCGTATACCAAATCGTCGCCCATCTTAACTTCCAGTGTAAAGGTATTTAGAGCTGCTTTATTGGAACGTTCAGAGTTCATCTCCAAGTAAGAAGTAGCTGTAGCACCTCTATACTCGATAGCATCTTGCTCTTCACCAGTGATTACTGCCGTACCTGCACCACTACTACCACCGCCGCCAGTAATAGCGACCGTAGGAGCAGAAGTATAGCCAACACCACCCTGAGTTACTTGTATCTCAGTAATAGCACCACTAGTAAGAACTGCTGTAGCAGCTGCCCCAGTACCACCGCCGCCACTAAAGCCGACAGTAGGGACAGAAGAATAGCTAGAACCTGCGTTAGTAATTGTCACAGATGCAACAGCACCCGCGTCAGTACCTTCATCGATTCTAGACTTAGCTAGTAACGCGTTCCAAAGTGGCTCATCTACTACGTGTTGTCCAGCAGCGCCATACCTTCCGGCAGCGCCTGAAGCACTAGATAGGAAAGGACGTAAGTAAGTAGAAAAACTCCAATCGACAGGAGCTAACGAGTCGTTAAAAGATTTTCGACCACGACGGGATTGTCCCGCGGAGTCTTGCATCTCTGCTAACGTTATCTCACTGGCGTTGGTAGTTTGACTAAAACTGAACCCTTCCAACACCGGGACTCTAAAGCAACGATCTCCAGTAGCCCAAGCGGTGCCATCACCTTTATTGGGATAAATTTGAACGAGTGCGTCCCGTTGAAAATATAAAGCCATTTTTGTCTCCAAAAACTTGAGTCGTATTTAAGTTTGCGTTCGCTGTATTAAATATAGACTCTTAATATTGCACTTCTAGGACCATTTCGCCTACGCCTAGAGGTGCCAGTATACCCTCATCAGTAGTAATACTTATAATGCTGATTTGGGCTATTGCCTTGTTTACGCCTTGGTTATCTTCGTATTGCAAGGCTGGATTGTCATCGATTACTGTTTCGATGTCTTCCAATAATTTTTCTAATTCGTCTACGGGATCCTCTTCGTTAACATAAGCCCGTAGTGTAAGTGTTAAAAATCGCCATTTTTCATTACCTGGCAAGTACTGGCGACTTTCTGCTCCCGCTGCCATATGCAAAGCGGGAAATTGATCGATTTCGTCCCAGAACGACATTCTAGGATGAACATTGTCTGCTAAATCAGATTGCATTGCGCCCGTCCCATCAATTTCTTTGAACTGGGTAACAAGGGCATCTAAGATTTTAGATCTTCTAGTAGTTGATTCTCTTGCCATTACATAACATCCACGACTCTATACATATCAAGCACACGCTTAATATGGTCGGGGAAGCCAATATCTTCTCGGATACTAGTTGAGGTCTCATTTTGGAGGGTTGCTCCAGCCATGGACTTTCTTCCCTTGTACTCTTCTTTAAGGTAATAGGTTATCAAGTCGTATATAGCCAAACGCAAGTCTTGGGGGGTTGTTGAATAACCGGCTCTATATATGATTTGTACAGAAGCAAAACCTCGCGACCATGCTTTTGAACTAACATCACCATCTATCCTAAAAATACGATCATGTTCAGTATCTACATAATAATCTGTATTTGCGGTTAGAGTCGTATACGAGTCAGTAATTGAGTCTCTTTCCTGAACTGAGCTTACGCTCACTAAAGGAGATTCGGTTAGAAAAACTTCTGCAGTACCAGCATCAAATATATCAAAAGTTTCTGTTTTATTAGAACTATAATAATCTATAAGAGTACTACCACAGTAGGTTTTTACCAATTCACTTATGGAAGTTACAAGCACATCAATTTGAGAGTCATCTTTAACGTGCTCTATTTTTTTATATGCTTTATAATCGTCTCTAGTACATAAATCTGCCATAAGTTCTCTCGTAAAAACCTAAGGGGCTGGAATACCAGCCCCAAAGATTACCCAGCATTAAGATGCTTTATATTGAAGGGCCCACTTATTAGTGGCGCCATTAATAATATCAGTAAAACCGATACGTTGACTAGCAACGAGAACTCGGCGCTGATTAGCAACTTCATAGTCACTCTCAACTGTAATACCCCGCAAACGCGGAATAACAAAGTTACGAGTATTTACAGCCACAGCGTAGAACTTAGCTACTGCTGGCGTTGCAAATTCGTCAGATACGATTACAGGTGAACCGTACACTTGACCAACTTGACCAGTCAGCTTGGTAGCAAGTCCTTCGACTTGGCTGGAATCTGCATATGCAGAGTCTGCGATTAGATTATGATACTCCGTTAGATTAACGATGTATACCACATCCGTAGGCCGTAGGCCATATTTGCCCATATTCTTACGAGCTGCTAACAAATGAGCAGCCGTTAGAGATTCAGAGGCAAATGCCGTTGTAGATTGTGTTTTATCACTATCTGCAGCAGCTAGAGTGATGATACCGCTAGGAGAAGCACCGCCGGTTCCAAAAGGACCGTCAGCACTATTCCCTACGAGAATCATAGCTTCAACAGCACGAGCATGCGACCGAATTACCGCTTCACGAATCAATGGAAGTACAGGAATAATTGCATCCTCTTCCGTTTCATTGCCCAGGTAGGACTGTGAAATGAGTTTTTTCGTGGAGATAGTTACTTCAGTTAGATCTGCACCACCCCAAGGCGTACCATAGGTATCGCCCCGTTCTGCCAAATTACCATGCGGGCTAGTGCCCGTGATCGCCTGGGTCGCCACAAATTCGGCGTAACCGGCGTCTGGCATGATGGGTAGGATCTGTGTCGCTGATCGCATTGCGATTTCGCGGAATAGAGGCGCAAGGATGAGTTCAAGTTGAATATCTCTTTCAATATTAGAAGAGACTTCCTGCTCGAAATCAGCCGAAGAAACTTGGACACCAGAATGTGCATTTACTTTTTGTAGCACATCCTTACCTAAAGTGGTATCATATCCTTTACCCGTAGTACGGGCTAGCATATAGGCATCAGCAACTTCTTCGGAATACGCTTCTTTCCAATCTGATTCGCTGGCTCTATTAGAGAAAATTCGCTTGGATTCGCGAATATTCTGAATTTCTTCAGCTTTCTCATTCAGCTCAGAACGTAGTTCGTTAACTACAGATTCCAGGTCTTCGTGATCCTTGGATACGCGTTGTTCAACATCGTTGATTAGGCGCTCCGCACCAGTTGTTACACCTTGAACCACAGCTTCGACCTCAGCTTTTTTCTCATCGAGTTTTTGCTCTTCAGCAGCTTTTTGCGCGTCAGAGGTAGCTTTTTCTTCTTCCTCTTTAGCATCTTTTGCAGCTTTTTGCTCGGCCTGAGCCATAGCAATTTCTGCAGCCGTTTTGCGCGCTACTTCTTTAGCGAACTCTTCAAGATTAAAGTCTTCTTGATCAGACATTACTTTTTCCCCGAAGACAGCGTTAGCTGTTTCTTTTGGTGAGTCTTCATCAGACTGACCAGATTTTTGAGGATCGTGGATAAACTGTGCTTTCCAGGCAGTGTAATCTTCTTCTGAGTCAAATGACTTTGTCACAGAGAAGACAGCCGCTTGATTAGCGGGTACAGATACAACTGATACCTCAAACAGTTCAGCGTCCTTAATCCTTAAACCGTCAGTTTCCTCTATATGTTCTGCGTCCTTTACTCGGAAACCGACGCTAAAAGCACCGAGGACACCTTCTTTAACCATGTCGCGGATTTTGCCCGCGGACTTGGATATAAGACCATTAATTTCTAAACCCCTATCAGTAGTACGTAAATCAATTGTTTTACCAATAGGCTCATTATAGTTGTGGTTAAATAGAATAATAGGATTATTCTGATAATTTTTCAAGCCACCCTTTTCCCAAGCAGCGGCTTCAATAACATCTCCAGCTCGATCTTCATTATTAGTACTGGCATAACCACGTATTTTTACAGTACCATCGTCTTCTTCATGAGCTTTGAACTGAGAAGTTAGATTAAAGATTTTATTCATTTTCATCCTCTTCAGGAGGTCTCCCTCCTTCCCCTGGATTTCCGGCGCTCCCTGCTATATTAGCGGGAACTCTAACTTCATCCAGTCCATCTAAGGCTTCCATCCGTAAGGCTTCTCTAGCTTCATTTGGAGTCATAACTCCTGTATTAACTAGAGTTGAATAATATGCTGCTTGATCGCGTAGTTCTGGCTGAAGTGCAGGGATATTACTAATATCTTCCTGTAAGTCAAATCCAAAGTACCTTTCAAACGCAAAATTCATCTTCCGTACGATAGGAAGTATGGTTTCTAAATAATACATTCGATGATTAGGTCGAATATTTGCATTATTTCCACTATCAAGAAGTAAGGGTGGAACACCCATTGCTTCTAAGATAATCTTTTCGTTAGCTTCGATGGACGCTTGGAAATCTAACTCTTTGAAACTGACGTTAGTTAATGTATCAACTTCTAATCCGCCATCTAAAATAAGAGGTCGATGGCCTCCCGTATTTGGATTATAACGTGCTCTCCAAGCTGCTAACATTCTTTCTTTAATCTTTTCACTCAGTGTATTAGGACTTTTGATAACGAGTCCTGGTACTGCTCCATTCTTAAAGAAAGTATCTTGAAACTTTCTCATTGAGCCTAGTAGTTGCATAGTTCTCCATGCGGGCTTCAATCTGGGAACTCCTCTGTAAATTGAATTGAAGGAGTTTTCTTTAATATGTATAATTTCTTCTGGGCTGTAATCTAGTTTGCCTTGATAAACATATCTTTTAACAAAATTCTTTTCATGAGTATCTATGTCTACATTTCTTGCAGGTAGATGGTATAAAGCGGCTCCATCAAAGTATATAAATATGTTCCCGTCTATTAGTAAGTCAATTATAAGATTTCTTTTGAAGCTATTAACATCTTGAAAAGGATTAGGTTCTACATTAAGAAGAAGCTCAACCCTAGATTTACGAATATTCTTAACAACAGGGTCTAAAGCTAATTTCTCTCCTACATCTACTGGAATCTCGGCTGCATCATCCACAATCATATTTACAGCTCTATTAACTACCTCAATTTGTTCATATGCGTTAGCATAGTTGATGTAGTTTTCGCCCGTTCCTATGGTGAACCCTTCATCCCGTGAGATGATAACTTGAGCAGGATTTAACTTTTCTTCGTCCTCCACTTGCTCTCTATTAAATATGTTATTATACCAAGCCATGCTTTTCTCTTTGCTTTCCTACCCACCGCTCTTGCTTCGGTGCTGTCGCCAACTTAGGGCGCTTACCATAAATCGAATGTAATTTTAAGTGATGGGTATGACAAAGAGTTACTGCTTCATCATACAGTTCTTGGTAGTGCTCCTCTATAAAGCTTTCCCTAACGGACATTATATCTTCTGCTGTGCTAATATTTATCTTATTTCTGATTAGCCAAATATCTAGCAGTTCTGTCAATCCGTGAAAGTGATGAAAATCAAGGTTTTCCTTACTTCCGCAAATAAAGCAATCCGATCCTTTTGAGTATTTCGCCTTTGCTTTATCTCTAACGTATTTAACCAAGTCTCTCTTTAGGTCCATAATGTATTTCCACTTTTAGAAATTATACCAAATTGAGTACCATCTTGTCAAGAGTCATTTTTTGTTAGGTATATACTAAAATGTACCCGCTGACGTCTCGAAGCTATACAATGCGTATCTTAACGCATCCGACATATGTGAAAATCTATCATGTTTAGGTTTTTCTCGTAAAAGATTAGGATTAGGATCCCACTGATACTGATCTAAGCACGCTAAAGTATGTT